TTAAAGCTTGCCTATACTCTTCATCTTCTCTTAAATTTCTCTTTTCTTCATATCGTTCTCCCATAAAATCAAGAAAAATTCCACTGCATTTAAGAAGAGATGTTTGATTTTTTAAATTTTCAATTAATTCATCAATATATGAAATTACAGGTTTTAATGTTCTATAAATTTTTATATTATTTTCTTTTTGAAAGTGCAAAGGTAACCCTTCAATTACTTCATCTATCATATCCCCTCCTAGATTTTTTTAGGAATCTCGTTAAACTCTAATTGAAGTGATATTTTCCATTCAAGAGTATTTTTCTTTCTAAATTTTAATTCAAAGTCTGTGTATTTAAAGCCTTTCCCACACATCCATTCAGATAAAAATGTTCCTGGTGAAAGTAAAGCACCAAGCCCCGAATTATTTATATAGTCTTTTAATAAATTATTTATTTTTAGTTCATCAGGACTTTTAATAATCAAGTTATATTCTATTTCTACTTCTTGTGGTCTATCAAATCTGATTAACTCTTCATGATTAGTTACAGAAGTTGGAACTTTTACTTCAATAGATCCTTTTGTATCTGGTGTATGTATATATTTATAAATTGTTTGAGCAATTTCTTCTTTAATTCCTCCATCTACAACTATCCAAATAGATTTTGCTGGAACTCCATATTTATCAGTAACTAATGTATTATTTCTAATTCCATTTGCACTTTTTACACCTTGTAGCTTTCTTATTGCATTTAAGACAGGTTGTAAATTCCAATCTCCTGCCCCATTTACTGCCAAATATCTTTTTAAATATTCATAGTCAGTTTCTGCATCTAATCCACCTTCTGCTACTTCTAAGTTTTGTACATCTATAATATAAGCTGGAGCTTTCAAAACCTTTTCAATTTTATTTTTTTGAATATTAGAATTCTGTCCCTCGAACACACTTTGAAAGGTTATTAATTTAGTTTTTGAAGAATCTATTTCAAAAGCTTCAATATTTTCAAACTTCACCCCATTTTCTGATTGAATTAATATTTCCCTTTCAGAAACATCAACAAATTGAGTTGCTGTAATTCTACATCTTAAGAAAGATTTTGCTCCTAGCCTTCTAGGAAAAAAATATAATAAATTATCTAGTTCAGTTCCCTGTGCTGTGTAAATATTAAGTCCTCTTGCAACAGAAATTATTTTATCCTCTAAGTAAGTACATAAATAAATGAAAGGAGCTATTAGTTTGTAGTAATCTCCTGTATCAGAAACATTAAAGTCTGAACCAAAATTTTCTTTTTTCTGTGCTTCTTGTTGTGCCATTTCCATAAGTCCATTAAAACCTCTAGTTTCTAGCTTTTCCACTTATTATTACCTCCTTTTCTAATTTACTATATTCTTTATGAGTTATTTTTAAAATTGCTTTAAGTGTTCTTCCTTTCTCTGAAATAATTTCATATTCTATTGATTCAATCTCATCTTTATACCATTCTTTTAATTTTGAAGTTATGTGTTCTAGCTTATAAATTGATATTTTTTGTTCATCTATAATCTTTATATCTAAACCTAAACTTTCATTATAAAAACATTCAATATTATAGATTTTTAAAGAATTTACTACTCTTTGCCAAAATTCATCAATTTCAGTAACATATCCAAAAACAATATCTCCCTCATTCATTTTAAGAGCTTTCATTATACAACTCCTCCTGAAGTTTGATTTCCTGAAGTAACTCCCTTATGTCTATGTTTCTTCAAACTCTTGTCCCCAGCTTGGACATCTTCCATAGCAGATATTGATCCAGTTGTTTGTATATTCCCAGTTTGAGTAGTATTTCCTGTTTGATTCGTATTCCCAGTTATATTTACATCTCCTTTTTGAGTTGAATCACCTGTTAAATCAATATTTCCTTTTTCTAAACGATTTCCAATTATTCTTATATCTTCAGGAAATTGTAAATTTTCTGTCATATTAGGAATGGTAAAAGGTAATATAAATCCGTTGTTTAGATTATTTCTTCTATTAGAATCCATATTTTCTAAAGAAGCTTGGCTAATGTAAGAAGAAATATCATAAGTTAGTACAAAATAAGGCATTATATCTCCTTCTTTTACATTCCAATCTATATGATCTTTTGAATCACCAAAAAGAGCTACTGGAACATTTCTTAAAACTGGTAAAGCAACTCCATTTGGTGAAAATAAAGGAATTGCATCTACAAATCGTCCTTTTTGAATTTTTACTAAGATTATTTTTATTTCTTCCATCATTTACTATCTTTACTCCTAATTTCATATTCCAGTCATCACTTAAATTTAAATCAACCTCTTCTATTTGAACAAAACTTTCTAATTTATCGCTTGAAACATAAAGTATATCTCCTTTTTTCAAATAGTGTATTGGAAAACATTCTATTGAATAATCATATTTATTTCCTTCTTTTATAGTTTTTTTCTTTTTTTCTTTTCCCCATTTTTCTTCTTTTTTATTGTCAGATTTTTTATTAATTTTACTTTCTTTCTCTTGTTTTTCCACTTCTTCAGGATTATGAATTAACCCTGATTCAAAACTTAAATAAATAGAATAATTATTTTGTTTATCTGTATAAATATATAAATCATCGCCTTTTAGAGTCATCTTACTATTTGAATCTTCCACAAGTTCTTTTAACTCATTAAAGCCTTGATTATAGCATGTATAGCCATTTGTATAAGTTTTATCTTTTTGTAATTCCATACTTATTAAATTAAGTCCCATATTTTTTACAACTTCTTTTATAGCATCAGATATTTTTACATTCCCATCTATGCTAACAGATACTAATTTACTACTTTTCTTAGTCCTTTCAGAACATATCAATTCTTGTATAAAAGAAGCATCTTCTTTCATAGTTTTCTTTTTTATTACTTCATACCTTGAGTAATAACCTACATCAGTGTCATAACCAAACCACAATTCTATCTCTGAACCAACAATTATTTCTTGACTTAAATTATATATTTTTATAGTAGCTGTCCCTACTTTCCCTTCTTCTCCACTCTTTGCTTCAACAGTAAATTTTAGTCCATTGTTATTGTGATCATTTAGCTTAACATCATTTATAACTAAAAAACTATTTCTTGGAAAAAGAGGTCTATTTGCAATAAAGGTTTGCATAATTAATCCTCCACTATAAGTTCTACTTCATCTATATTATCAAAAGTAATCTTTTTAATTGTTCTATCAATTGTGTTTGGAATTATATATACTTCTGGAAAATTATGATTAAAATTAGCTTTTTCATCTACAAGCTTGTTAAACCATAATGGAATCCCAAACATAATTGGTTCATTAGCATATATTAATACTCCATCCATATCATATAAATTTATATAAACTCTTCTGTCATAACTATTAAAAATAAATTCAAATTGGTATGTCTTATCTTTAATTGTTACATCTGTTGAATAAGGAATAGAGTCTTTCAAAATTGTTATTTTCATTCTCTACCTCTTTTAGGAACTTGGTAATTTAATACTTTCACTCTGTAAATCTCCTTCCCAACTATTATTTCCTTTATTTATCTTAGAAACATTTGTTTTAGAAATACTTCCTTTTTTAGCTTTTGTTTTTATTTTTGTCTTTTTAGAAACAACTGGTTTAGCTTTTTTACTTGGTGATGGTATCATTTGTATATTAGCAATTTGTACTTGCACAAAAGAAATTGTAAACTCAATATAATATAATGATTCAATAGTAACCTCTATTCCAGTTATTGCAAGATTTTTATAAAGTTTAATCATATATAAGTCTACGAGTTGTCTTTTATCCCTCATTTGTAGAATTTTTTCAAAAATTTCTTTATGATTATCTCCAGCAAGCTGAACTTTAAAAGAAAGAGTTAATGGGTTTTGTGAAATATTATCAGAAATTTGTGTTCCATCATCTATTGGAATAACTGGAACATCATTTTGATAACTTTCACTAATATCTGATACTAATTCAAGATTTATATTTCCTAAGATTATAGGGGGAACTTCTTTCACTAAATTCCCTGTTTTACCATTAACTGAATTAATAGAATTTAAAAAATTATTTGCTTTTCCCATTAAATCTTTTATAGAAAACATTAAATATTCCCCCTAGCTATTTCTCCTTGTAACTCTATTTCTTCAAATTTTTCAACTATCATTTCTGCTATTTTGTTATAATCAACTTCATTTTTTAAAGCTTCTTTTATATGAAAATGGATAGTTAAATTAACAGCTTTTCCATTATTTTTATAGTTACTTGTTGATTTTGAATTTGTTATAACTAAATTATTATTTTCATTTCTTGTTTTATTTTCTATAACATTTTCATCATTATCTATTACAAAATTTGGATTGAATGTTGCTTCTATTTTTTCTTTAACCCCTTTGAAAAAAGTTTTTTTTCTATAGTTAGAATTTTCTTCTTTTGTAAGAACTCTTTCGCCCTCATGAAGTTCTGCAACATACCCATCTCTTGGGACATAACTTAGTCCTGACCTATGACTTCCATCTATATTATCTTTTTCTCCATCTTTTTCTTCTTTAAAGAAAACTCTAATTCCTGGTAAAGATTTTATTTTACTTCCAAGATTTGAAAAGAATCCTTTTATTTTTTCCCATATCTGATTAACATAATCTAAGATAAAGTCAAATGCTGCTGAAGCTGTGGATTTTATTGTGTCCCACACACCTTTTAACATTTCTACAAGTTTTAAAAATATATCTATTGTTTTATCTTTTAAACTTACAAAAAAATTGACAATATCCAATATCTTTGAATATAGATAACTTCCTAATTCTGAAAACTTAGCTTTTATTAAATCCCAGTTTTCCATAATTAGCTTGCCTATCCTAATTATCCAACCAAATGGACTGAAAAGCATAAATATTTTTTTTCCAAGCTCCCATAAAGCTAACCCAAAAGCTTTTAATTTATCTTTTATTTTTATGAAGAAATTCTTTAATTTTTCACCAAAAGATTTGATACAATCAATCATACTAAAAAATGCTAATACAACTTTGTTTTTTAATTCTATAAAGAAATTCTTAATATCTTGTATTTTTGAATAAAGATAATCTTTAAATTCCAAAAATTTAGCTTTTATTAAATCCCAGTTTCTGTACAATAAAACTCCAATAGCTATTACAGCTCCTATCCCTAACATAACAGGATTAAAAGAAAGAGCTGCTAATGCTGTTTGTAATGCTCCAATCAAAACAACTACTTTATTTATAATAAATAATCCAGCAAGAGCTGAAACTAACGGAATTAAAAGTTCTTTCCAGTCCACTATAAATTTAATTATTTTTTCTCCCCAAGAAATTAATTCTTGAAAAATAATTGCTAAATTTTCTGCCCATTTTGTAAATGTTCCATCTTCTTGTAGTTTTACTAAAAGTTCAGAAAAAGGTATTATTACTTTATCTTTTAATATTTGGAAAGGGGAATTTTCAACAATATCTCCAAACTCATTAACTCCTGCTAAAGTTGCAAGCCCAGACTTAAAAGCACCACTAATTGTAGATAGTCCTCCTTTGAAAGTTTTAGCTTGTTTTTCCATTGCTCCACCAAATCTTGAGTTCATCATTTCAAATAGGGTCTTATTAAATAATTCCATATCTTTAATTTGCCCTTTATTGTTGAAAATCTCTATGCCTTGACTTTTTCCAAAGTCATCTATCATATTTTTAGTTATTCCAAATTCTTTTAATCTTTCAAGTTCTCCAGTCCGAGCATCTGCAACAGCTTCTATAGCCTGGTCAAAGCTTTTTCCCATACCACTTGCCATATCTCCTATCATTTCAAGATAAGTCCTATTTGTAGTTTTAAGTATTCTGTCTCCTTCTATCCCATAAGACTGTAACTTAGTCATCCCTTCTACAACTTCTTGACTTTCAAAAGGAGTTTTATTTGCAAATCTATTTGCCCAGGCTAATTTTTTCCTTGCCTTATTAGGATCTTTTAATACAGTTTCTAATGTATTCCTAAACTGTTCCATACTACTTGCTCCATCTATTGAAGCTTTTATTGTAATTCCAGTTGCAATCATTCCTAATAATTTTTTAAAGACTCCCATTAAACCATTGGCTTTTTGTTTACTTCGTTCAAATTGTTGTACAGCATAATTTCCAAACCTTTTAAAGCCTCTTCGAACACTATTCAAACCATTATTGATTCTTGAAAAAGCTCCACTCATAGAAGAAGTTATTTTATTCTTTATCTGATTAAAGATAGAGCCTATTTTATTTCTAAAATTACTAAGTTTTGATTGAAATGTACTTAGTTTATTTTTTAATGTACTTAGTTGTACATCTATTTTTTTCATACTTTCTAAGCCATTACCTATAACTTTAAAACTTAGTGCTAACTGCTCTAACATCTAACTTCTCCTCCTTATTTATTTTTTCTTTCAGCATAATTATTCCAAGCTATTTCTAAAAGCATCCTTTCTTCTATACATAATTCTTCTAAAGATTTTTTGAAATAATTAACTTTACTTTCAAAAGCTATGTCAAATAATTTCTGTTTATTCTGTCTTTCTTTCTCTAAAGCTTTCAATGTATAGAAAGGGAGTTTGTTGAAAGTCCACAATTAATGTAGATATATTTGTCATTGCTTCCATATCTAAATTAAAATACTCTTTATCCCTTGCTTCAACAGGAAATGCTATGAAATTTAATAGAATTTTTTCAGCTCTTTCTATATCACTTTTTAAATCTAAAAATTTTAGAAATGAGTCTGTAGAAATTCTCTCAACTCTAAAAGGAATAGAAGTAGTTTCAAAATTTTTCCCTGTCATCACTATATCAAACTCAAGTGCACCTAATCCTTCTGTTTTAAATACCACATTTGACACTTTTTTGTCTTCCAAAGATTTTAAAAAATCTTTTTTCTTATCTGTATTTTGCATTAAATCATCACCTCTGTTACTCCTGTACAAACTAATGTAAATTCTCTTTCATCTGATTCACCATCACCAACAAGTTCACCTTTATTAACTGCCATTTCTTCAATTGAAACTCCTCTACTATACTTTTCAACCGAAGCATCTCTGAAATAACCTGTTCCTTTTATTACTGCATCTGAAGCAGTTAATAAAACTTTTTCATCCTCAGTTCCTACAGGAACTGTAACTGTTATATCTAAGTTTGGATCAGGTGAATATAGAATTCTTCTTTTCCCAGTAAGAGATTTGTCAGATTTTTTATATCTATCCTCAGGTGCTGCAATTGTTATTTTTCTAATATCTTTTAATGTATATCCATTAAATATTAGTATTTTTTTACTTAAATCTACTAAATTAGCCATTATTTACCACCTATGTCCTTAAATGTTTTTTGTAAAGTTAAATCTACAAAATATCCCCATTCTGCCAGTCTAAATAAAACTCTTGGTCTAACAAGTCTTTGTTCTCTTTCAGTATTTGTTTGTGTTACTGGATAAACTATATATTCATATTTTTCATCTTTCACAGCTATTAAATCTTGTTCTCCCATTTCTTTCATAGTTTTATGAAGTGTTTCTTCTATAAGTGCATAACCTCTATCATCTTGCTTAAAACCTTTTTTTATTAGTACTTTTTCAAGGTTTTCATTCATGTTTACAATTATGCAATCTAATGCACTTGTTTCATCAAGATAAGTTCCATCAAGAGCTTTTCCTCCATTTGCAACTATATAATTTTCAGAAGTTCTTTTTTCAGGAAAAGTTATATTATTTTTAGTTAGCTCCACTTTTTTAGAAAGTTCTGTATCAGCAGTAACACCAGCTAATTCAATCAATGAAACTCTATAACCTGCTCCTTTTGTTATTACAACCCCTGCATAAGAAGCTGCTTTATACTCTCTGTTTTCTTCAATATCCATTTTAGGAGACCAAAAAGCTATAATTCTATCACTTTTCATTGTATCTTCTATTGGATAAGCTTTTACCTCTGTTATGTAAATTCTTCTGTTTTCAGTTAAAAAAGGTCTAATCTTTTTAATAGTGTCTGTACTATCAAAAGTTGTTAGAAAAGCATACCATTCTTTATCTAAATTCTCATTTAAAACCTCCTTTAATTTTTCACCAGCTTTTGCTTTTTCTGCAATTTCTACTCCAACTATTCCAAAAAAATCTGGTTTAAGAATATTCCCATCACCATCTTTTTGTCCTAAAAATGCTTCTACAAGTCTGTAAACTTTTGAGTTATTCCCAAAGTCTGTAGCTACATCTTTGGAATTGTTGTAATATTTAAAATCAGCATTCTTATCATCAGTTACTATTAGCACTTTATTTAAAGATGCTACTGTTAAGGCTACTTCTTTTTCCACAATAACTTTTATAGGCTCTCTATATATGTTACTCATTTACTTCCTCCTTTTTTGTTCATTAGCAATTAGTTCAATTTCATTTACAATTGTAACTTCCCTTTCTTTTGTTGATTTTATGTATTCAAATACTATGTCAAAACTACTTCTATACTCATATTTAGAATTTATAATTTCATTTAGATTCTTTATTTCAGAATGTTTTACAATTCCAACTCCAATTCTATTCCACTCATATCTTAATTTAAAAAGAATAGTCTCTCTTAAATTAGTAGCTTTTTCAATTGTTTCATCTTGACTATTACAATAAATATCAAATTGTACTCTTCCTAACATTCTGTATTGTGTAGTTTCAAGATACATATTCTCTTTTTCTACATATTTATTTTCATGTTCTCCAAAAAAATCTTTACTATTTAAGCTAATAATAGAATATGTTGAGTAAGGCTTTTCAGGTGGTTTATGCTCTGAATAAGCTGGAATTATTTGAAAATCCCCTATTTTATTTAAGAGAGCAATAATCCTACTAATCATCTTTTGTACTCCTCTTCAAAATATAGCTTTTTATGTCAGCAAAATAATCAAAGTCAGTTATTTCAATTATTTTAAATTCTTCTTCTCTTAAAATAGCAATATCCCCTTCTTTTAACTTTTCTTTTGTAAATAACTCCATATCTTTAAGAGTTACCTCTCCCTGTGGATAATATTTCAAGGTATCAGATGAAACAGGCATATATACACCTTTTATAATCTTTTCTTTTTCTTCATCAGTTATATATTTCCCTTTTTCCCATCTTCCTTCAGCTTTTGAAATAACTTTTATATTTGTTATGTGCTTACTTAATAAAATAACTTTATCCATTTTTATATATCCTTAAAGTCTGACAAATACTCTATTGTCCCATTTTCATTTACTATTTGATATCTAATTGCAGTTATTAAATACCCTGTATCTATTAAAGGTTTTGTATTTTCCTTTTTTCCTTTTGAAGTTTTTATTTTTAATGTCTTTGGAGAATTAGGTATTGCCCAATTTTTTGCATCCTGAATACTTAAAATAATCATCCCTCTTATAGTTTCTCCTATTATCATTAATGCTTCTTTTCCACTTAACTCTCCCTTAATTACCTTATTTGGAGTTTCTTTAATCAATCTTGAAATAGAGCTTTTATTGCTATCTAGTGCATTTCTCATAAAAGGACGAGCTGGTATATCAGGAGTTCCAAATTCATTCCATATTGCATAATCTAATATAGTAACTTTTCCATTTTCTCCCATTAAACTTTTATCAATAGCCAATATGCCAATTTCTACCTGGTGTTTTGCTAAATATTCAATTTCTTTCAATGCTTTAACTATCATATTTCTACAACCCCAAATAAATCTCTTACTCCTCTTACAAAATTATCTGACTGTTCTATTTTATTAAGAAAAGTATAGCTTATTCCTCTTATTGCATAAGATTTTAAACCCTCTTCATTTGTTATACTCTCTTTAATTATTGAACAAATAAAAAGAAGAACATCTGAAGGGATTTCATCATACCCAGCAATATATTGAATTTCAACATAAGAATTTTTAGAAATTATTTCATCAAAAATTACTTTTCTGTTAATATAACTAAATGGAAGTATTTTACAGCCTCTATTAACGTTCAAAACCTGTTCAATTTTCTTTTCAGGAAGAAATACATAATTTGTATTAAGTCCACTAATCAAATTTGTTATTTTGGCTTTTAATAGCTTATAACCTATAATCCTTTCAATTTTAAGAATTACACTATTTATATAAAATTTTAAAAGCTCTTCATCTTCTATTCCTGTAAGACTTTTAGCTATATTTAAGTCATATCCTAATTCTTTATCCATCACTTACTCCTATTTTCAGCTCCTGATATAGAAATACCAGGAGCTTTTTTACTAGGCTTTTTTTACTACTTTTACAAAATATTCAGGAAGTTGTACTCCAACACCTACACCTTTTTCCATATAATATTTAGTTAGCCCTTTTGATGTTATTTGATCTTCTAGTTTCATAGTCATCTTTGGATTTTCTATTCCTAAAAGTCCTTCTTTAACATTTCCAAAAACCATAACTGGATCTGTTACTGCAACTGCTTCTTTTAATGTTTTTAATCCAGAACCTTCAGATTCTACTAATTCAACAGGTCTTGACATTAATGTTCTTGTATTTCCTGTGTTTAAATCTGTTATGTAAAAATCTTTGTTAGTATTTTTTAATTTACTAATTTGTTGCCATGTTTCTCTTCTTATATACCAGTTTGATTCTTTAGCAACATCAGTAGGAATTGAATAATAGATATCTATTATACTTTCTATAAATTTTGCATCATCAGATGTGTCAATTTCTTGTTGATTTGTTACAGCAGTATCTTTTAAAATTCCTAATGGCATATTTGTACCACTTCCATTGAAAACAGAATCTGCTAATTTCAAGCCAAGAGCATATTCTACTCTCTTTAATAAGAATGTTGCATAACCAACATAATTTGTTGCTAAAAGCTTATTTGTAACAACAGGTAAAGCATATAATTGAAATATATTTACAGTTATATTATCAACTTTTGTAACAGCAGTATCTTTTCTTTCTTCAACTTCTCCTACCCATCCAACTTCGGGTAAACCAGCCATTTCTCTTGGAATTGTTATTCCAGCGTCATCAGTAGTAATAAATGTTATATCCTTTAGAACTGGATTAGAATCTTGTATTCTTTCTAAAATCTTTTTTACTATTGTTGTTGTTACTATTGCTTTTCCTGTAGTAGAACCTGTTTTACCATCTCCTACTGTCATATCTTTAAATTCTAATTTACTATCTTCATTAAAGACAATTTCATTCTTTTGTCCATTATCTTTAACATTTAGCAACATTGCTTTAAATTGTGTAGCATCATCTACTTCTTCTTCAGTTGCTTTAAAATCTGCTTTTAATCCTTTTAATACATCATTTAATTCATTAATTTGTTTAGAAAAATTTTCTTTTAAATCTTTTTCTAAACTATCTTTTAATCCATTAAATTGTTCTGTAAGTTTTGAAAATTCACCAGGCAATTTTGCTATTTCCTCATCTGTTCCTGCCTTTAATAAATCTGTTTTAAATGTTTCTAAAAGTCCTGTAAATATTGCAATTAATTCCTCTTTTCCCATTCTATTTCCTCCTATATTTTCTTCTCCAAAAACTCTTGTTACTCTGCTTCCTGGAACTGCTGCTTTAGGTGTTAAACTTCCTTCATAAGCATCAAATTCTAAAATATCAATATAATATTTCCCATCTTCAACATAGTCTTTATACTTTGTCATAACTCCACCAACAGACATCTCAAATTCTGCACCTAAGTCCTTCATCAATGAATAAACTTTCATTGCTTCAGGATTTATATATGCTCCACTTTCATCTTTCTGTAAGTGAAATGTTCCTTCTACTTCAAAACCTTCCTTAGTTTCTTTTCCAATTAAAGTTCCAATTGGAATTAGAGACCCCTCATGGTTATATTGTAAAAATAATTTTTTACCATCATTTTTTCTCATACTTCCAGTTTTAAATCTATAAATACCTTTTGCTGTGTTATCTCCTTGCATATTAACAAGAAGTCCTTTAAATTTACCCTTAGAATTTTCATCTTCTTTAAACTCTGCAAGATTACATTTAAAATTTAAAACTTCATCAGAAAATTTAATTCTATACCTTCTTTTTTTTGACATGTTCTCTCCTTTATCTAAAAACTACTTTACAACGACAATTAACAACTTCTGAAGCAGGTAACCCATCTTGATGTGGATGCTCAGCTTCTACTCCATCTTTTAAAGACCATTTATAATCTATTGGAACCCACTCTCCATCTAATGCTTTATGATTTTCACGATGTGTTTTTTGTCCACCAATATGCACCCATCTTTTTTCTTTCATAATTTTTTTGGACATTTCATAGCTTGTGCTATTAACACTTTTACTTGTTTCAGTTCTAGCAATTGTTGTAGCTCTTTGTTCTGTCATTCCATTAATAATTTTCACTAATTCATCAACTAGATCTTTTTGACCTAAGCCTGCTTCCTGTCCATCTGTAATTACTTTATTCAAGATTTGTTTTGTTGTATTAGTCATTCTTTTAGCTTGTTTCCCAGCATTTTGTTGATTCCAATTCTTTAAAAAATAATCTCTAATACCCTTTATAGTTTTAGATTTTATTTTTTTCTTGTAGATATTTTGAAAACCTTTAAAAGTCTTCTCGAATGTATATAAGTAAACTACTTCAAGTCCTTTTTTAAATTTTTTCAAAAGCCATTCATAATCAATTTTTATAATTGTTTTTAAATCATAAGCTTTTGAGTTATCTTCAATAACCTTTTCTCTTAGTTCTATAAATATTTTTTTTATTATTTTTTTGTTTCTGGCTGTTAATCTCTTTTCTAATATTTCAAATTCTTTAATTATTCTTACTTCTCTTTTCATATATCCTCAGTACTTTCCTCTTTATCTTCAATTGGATTTGTGAGTTCTTCTAAAGTCATATCTCCACTATTAATGAGCAATACATCTCCACCTTCAACATCTCCTAAACTTAAATCAGTTAATAAAGATACTATTTTTCTATATTCATTTATAGTCAATCTATCTTTCAAAGATTCAAGTTTTGTTATGACATCTCCAATATCTTCTTTAAGCTCATCTGCCCCACTTAAATCATAGTCAATGAACTCGCCATTTTTTAAATAGTCAGAAAATAAATAATTTAACCAACTTTTCAATTTGTTGAAAAACGGAATAACTGCTTCACGATAGAGTTCTTTTTTAGCTTGTTTTCTATTCTGATATGTACTTTCTCCACCTCCAACAAGTTCGGCAGGAACTCCACTTGCCAATGCTGCTCTTTCATGTGCTTTTTGCTCAGCAGTAGACCAATCACTGTCAATTGGTGCTCTTGAAGTGTCTTGGTATTTTAATCCAGAACCAAGTACAATAGGCTTTCCTGCATTGTCAGAACCACCATAATGTGCTGAATATCTTGCTTTTATTTCTTCTCTATCTTCTTTGTCTACAACTCCCTCGGTTTGTAAAATTCCTCCTGGTTTCCCAAGATTTTTAGCAAGACTCCAATTCCATTTCCAAGCCTGTTCACTATATGCTCCATACATAGCCATAGAATTATGCTTTGTATATCCACTTCCTATTCCACTTGAATTTATTCCATCTATTATATTCAAGTAGTTTGGACTTCTTATCCACATATAGTTTTTTAACTCATCTCCTACAATTGACCTATATGGATTATTTATTCTTATTTCCCTTATTCGTCTACCTTCAAAATAGACAGTAAAATTTGAGGGGGAATGAACATATAAGTCAGGTCTTAAAGAAGGGATTCCTTTTATAACTTCTAAAAGAACTCCATTATCACTGCCTTCTAACCATACAAGGAGATAATCAAGAAAATCTTGAAAAGATGTATTAGGATTTATCATATTAAATAAATCATTCAATACATGTTCCTTAACTAAATCCTTTCCTTTTCCATCTTTTGTCTTTTTATAAACTGCCATAGTTATATTCTGACAAGCCTGTATTTTTTTGGACATTGGAAGCATAAAAGCTGCTTTATATTCTATATTTGCTGTATAATCAGATGGATTAAAATTTACATTATCATCTGTCATAACTGAACAGTCCTTAAAGAACCATTTCTTTATCCATTCTCTAACACTCATAAACATACTTTCCTTTTTTCATGTCATTTGAAAAAGCATACCTTGTTGCATCTATACTGTGATTATTCTTATCTTCCAAACGAGGTAAAGCATTTCCATCTCTATCAGTTGCATAATCTATCATTTCAAACTCACGAGAAATATTTGGTGTTCTTTTAGGATCAATTACTATTGCTTCCAAATCTGCAAGCCATTTTTCTCCATACTCAACACTTCCAGCTCCTTTTTTAGCTCCTGAAGCACTGATGTCATATTCTCTAAGTTCATCTATACTTTTAGGTTCAGCACTATCACACATAACTAATTCATCATAATTCTTTGATATGATAAAAGTTGCTAGTTCTCTATTTTTTATTCCTACTCCAAAAAATTCATCAATAGCATAGATTATTCTCTTTTTCTTATCATATCCCCAACGAACAAATGCCATTGGATCAACTCCATACCCCCAGTCAACTCCATTTCTAAATCTATCAAGTCCTTTTATTTCTTCATTGCTAATAGTTCTAATTTCCAAATTATCAAAAGGAACTATTCCATTTCCAATAGGTTCTCCTAAGTATGTATGCTTGTATTTCATAGGGTTATTTAACTTTACTGCTTCAGCTCTTTTTACAAAATCATCTGAAATAAATGGATTGTCTAGATAAGTTGAGTGATGTACAAATATTTCATCATCTTCTTTAAAAGTATATTCGTATTTCTTATTTACCCAATTATGCTTCATTTTTGGTGGGTTATATGAGAAAAAACCTTTATACCTTAAATTATCTTTTAACTTTCCTCTATATATTGAATCAAGTACCATTTCTACTTCATCTTCATTTTTAAATTCGGCTAATTCCTCAAACCAATATTCTGTAATTGGAAAACTTGAATCAACTATTGATTTACTTTTTTGTGGATCATCAACTCCCATAAATATAAATTTATTTCCTCTCTCTGTGTATCTGATTTCTAAAGGACTTAACTTATATTCAAAATAGTCTTCAACTCCTAATTGCTTAATTGCCCATTTTATTTGCTCATAAACAGACTTCTTTAAAGTTTCACCAACTTTTCTAATACAAACTATATTTAGAGGATTTCTAATTAAATCAAGTGTCAACATTAAAGCTATATTACTTGATTTAGCGGATCCTCTTCCGCCTTTACAAACTATTTTTGTGTACTTATTACTTTTCCAAGCTTTATAAACTTCATGAAATTTTGGTGTTAATACTTCTGATACTTGTTTAATTTCCCTTTTTTTCTTAGAGATTATCAACTATCAACACCCCTCTTTCTTCTTCAATTTCCTTCTTAGCTTGTTCTTTTTTCTTTTCACTTCTTGCTGTTACTTTCTCTACAACACTTGCAACTTTGACCAAAGCATCAGCAGTTTTTGGATCTTTGAATTCTTGAGGATTTTTAGAAATTTCAATTAATATTTTTTTGTGAGTTTCATCAAGTAAATCAACTACATCATCTAAAGTCATTCCTGCTAGTTTCCTAGCTTCTTCAAATTGTTCTTTATTATCTTTTATCCAACGATAGATAGTGCCTAATGATTTATTTAAAGCACTAGCTATTTCTTTTGCTGTTTTTCCTTGTGCATATAGCTTTTTAGCTTTTAATAACTCTAAATCCATAAAGCACCTCCATTATTTTTGTTTCTATATTGTTATAACTTTTTTCTTTTACAAATGTTGCAATATTTATAATATTTATAAAATTTACAATAAAAAAGAGAGTTTAAAACTCTCTTAAAATAAACTATATTGTAAGTCATTCTTAACTTGGAGGATACTTTTGTGAGAATTATTTTTTTCAAGCAATTCTAAACTTTCTAAGTCAATCTGCCAAGTATATCTTTTTGAATTTTTTATACATCTATAACCTAATGTTCCAGTTTTACAATAATTGTATATTGTTCCTATAGAAACATTAAGTCTGCTAGATGCTTGAGCTACACTTATATATTTCTTAGTCATTTTTTCCTCCAATATCATCTCCTTAACTCTAAAGCACAATATTCAGTTCCATTCTTTGAGCGAGATATCTTAACTCCTTCTACTACTAAATAATCTATAACATTCCTTATGTGTACTAATGTAATATTATTTTTTAAGTTTTCTTCTCCTAAAACAAGTTTTTTTGTGTATTTTGGAATATCATATCTTTTATAATCATTTCCAATAATATGTTCAATTGGTGAAAGTAAAAATTCTATTTCACTAACAAATATAGGAGCGTTTATTTTTTCTATAATGTATGTCTTATCTGAAAAATTATATATTTTTTGTTCACCATTTGATATTTTATCAAATATTCCTTCAAGAATATATATTAGGCTTATTTTTTCTTTATTCTCAAAATTAATCTTAAATATTTCCTTGTCATCAACAAAAAACTCAAATGAAACTAATTTTCCATAATCATTGTGCATTATTTCTAAATTATTTTTTTCTGTTTTAGAAAATACACTTATTACCTTAAAATTTCCCTTATCATAACCAAGTTTACTATAAAAAACATATGAAAAAATTTTTAAAATTTCATATAGTTTTGAATTTATTGCATCATCTACAACAATTTTTCCTTTTTTTTCTTCAATATATTTAGCATCAAATAACATCCAAAAACCTTTTATAGATATTGCAAAAAATAAATCTAACCCTTCCTTTTTAGCAAATTCCATTCTTTTTCTTAAATTTCCTAGACTAATTTCAAATGATTCCTTATCTGTATGTTTTATTTCTAAAAGAAATTTTTTCTTATTTTTTGGAGTTACTATAAGATCAGAAGTATATTCTTTTGAAAGATTTGAAATTTTTTCATCATACCCTAAAATACTTTCAAAATTTTCGGTTAAATATAAAATAAGTAGAAATTCAAATTCTTTATTTTTTCCAATAATTCTTTTTTTGTATTCATCATAAGGGATTCCAAAAAAATTTAAAATTTCTTTTTGTTTGTCTTCATCATACTCAAAAATAAGTCCATCTAAATTAATAATTTTTTCAAAATTAGACATAATAAAACCTCTCTTATTAATATAAATTTTTTATTAATTTTTATAAATTCAATAGCTCTTTTTTCTTTTTATCAAATTCTTCTTGTGTGATAATTCCATTATCCAAAAGTTCTTTATATCTTTTTACTTCTGTTATTGGATCATTTGTATTTTGTATATTAGCATTATTAGCTTGATTTTTTTCATTTTCACTAACAATTGAAGCTAGTATAGCAACTATATCTTCAGCTTGCTGTTTTGCTGCTCTATACACAAAACCATCTTTTTTGAATTCAGTTGTTAATAGCTCAATATATTCAGCTGGGACTATCTTATTATCTAAGACAATTTTTACTTTCAAGCTTTTAACAACTTCTTTAGCTTTTTTCCCACCAGTAAGACCTCCAACTACTGCTCCTATTCCACCAAAAAGTGCTCCCCCAACTATTGCACTTCCAAGTCCACCTTTTGTTATAGTATTTCCATCTTCAAGAATTTCATATTCCAACAACTCAGAATAATCGTATATTCTAGCTTTTCTTAATAATGTCTTAGGAAATAATATTTTCTTTGCATTATCATCGAATTTTATTAATTTTCCTACTCCCCTTGTTCCCATAAAATTAGCAATATCTAAATTTGCTTTTTTTTCTTTTTCAATTTCTTCAAGGATTTCATTTTTTGTTGTTTCTTGTAATTTTTTAAAAGTATTTCTATTGTTTCCACATAAATCCAAGCATTTACTACATATAAAACCATCATTTAGTTTTTTACTTGTTTTTTCTTTTCCACAAATTGAGCAAATTCCTTTTTCATCAAATATTCCAAACATAAACAATCCCCCTTAATAAACTGATTAAATATATTAAAATATATCATATTATTTTTTAATTTTCAATAAAAAAAGCTTGACTTTTTATATACTATGGTGTATAATAAATACATAAGGAGGTGAGAAAGTGAGTAGGAAAAAGAAAAAAAGAACAACCGAAGAAATCTTAATTACACTATCAATAATACTCGCCATATTAGAAATAGTTAAAGTAATTATAGAACTCTTCCAGTTATTCTTCTAAAACATCAAAGGGAAAGGGGAAGAAATTCCCCAAGTACCTTATCTCTTACTCAATTATACTATGTCTAAAGAAAAAATTCAAATATTAATTTTAGTTTTAGGAATCATTGCAGTTACAGTATCTATTATTTTAAAATTTGTGTAAAAGGAGGACTTTATGGCTGTATCAGAATCTCAAAAAAAAGCAAATAAGTCGTATAGAGAGAAAAATCCAAAAAAAAATCAATATTTATCATACCGTTCAACAGCCCGTAGTTTTATTAATAATCATGCTACTTTAGATGACTTAGAAGAATTAAAAAATTTAATTTTAAAAAAAGAAATTCAATTAAAAAGAGAGGATTAGACCTCTCTTTTATCTTATATTCTCTCTAATTTTTTCAAATGCTCTATGTTTCATACTATGAACCCATTGCCTTGACATTCCAAATTTCTTAGCTATCTCCTCTCCTGAATAACCTTTAAAAAATAAGAGATCCAATATTTGCCTTTCTTTCTTTGTGCAACAATTTAGTAAATTTTCTACAAGTACTTTATTTTCTAAATTATCTATTTTTATATTTTCATCTCCAATTTCAAGATCTTCAATTCCTGAAAAATAAACTCTTTCTAGTTCACCCTTTTTAATGCTCTCTATGACATACTGAGGTACTCTATACCTTTCTTTATCTATATATCTCCTTATTTTTGCTTCAATATGAAAATACAGATGTGTCATAAACTTAGTATTGTAACTTTCATCAAATGTTTTAATTGCTTGATAGATTCCAAGTATTCCTTCCTGGAATCCATCATCTGTGTTACCCCACTTATAATTAATCTTTTTAACAGTATTCAAGTACCTTTCAATTAGTGTTTCAGTTGCTTCATTATTCCCTTTTTTTGCTTCTCTTATAAGTTCCAAAACTTCTTGACTTTCCATTTTTATTCCTTATAAAGCTAGTTTGCTTCTCACTATCTTTTCTTCAGCTACTTTTATAATATTTCTCAGTTCTTGTTGTTCTCCAATTATTTCAAGTTGTCTACTTTCAATTCCTGCTCTTTTTTCTTGTAGTTTTTTCAATTTAGAATTTAAAAGTTCTATCTCAGCTTGGATTAACTCCTTTTCTTGTTTTAAATTATTTCTTTCTTTAAAGTAATTATCTTCAAAATTATCTTCAGCAATTTTAGCCCTTTTTAAGTTTTCTAGCAAAATGTTTAAAATTGCTTTGTTTCCTTCAGCATCTAAGTCATAATCTATAGGATAACAAGTAACTAAACTTGACTCCACAATTACATAAGTCATCATTTTATCCTTATTTATATAGAACTCAGCTTTTTTATGTTTATCATAAGAAGCAGTACAGATATATTCTAATCTTCCTAATTCAAATTTTAAATTTATTTCTAATTCTTGAATTTTCTCTTCATTTGCTTTCTTCCAAATATCCCAAGTTCTATCACTTACGATATTTGCATTATGTACTCTTGAGGCATATCTCATAAGAGCATGTCTTGTTATATTTATTTCTTTCATTTATCTTCCTCCCAATCAGCTATATGCTCCTCAACTATTCCAAAATTTAGGCATTTTGGACATACAAAACCTACAAACATATCTCCAACAAAATTACCTTGTTCATCTGTCATTTGTCTATAATCTTCTATAATTTCTGTTTTACATTCTTTACATTTCCACATTTTATATCTCTCCTAACTCTAAACAATCATCACTGTCAGTGCTTTCAACAGCAACAAGCATTGTCCAACCACTATATTTATTAGTTTTAAATCTTTTTAAAGATTTTACTTTCCCTATTATTTTCCCTCTTATAAATTGTTTTACTATTATGCTTTTCCCTAAACCAAGAGGTTTTTTAGATGTAAACATCGGTAATTCTCCATTATCAAAAGTTACATCTGTAAATTTACAAGGTAAAATTGTTATATAATTATCTATCATTCTTTTTACAAATTTTTTAGTATTCTTTTTATTCATTTCCACCACTCCAAATTAAATTTTTTCAATTTCCTCTAATACCCATTTAAAAATAATTATCTCTTGTGTTAATTCCTGAATTAATTCCTTCTTTCCTAATTTAGAATTTTTTAAAAATTCAATGTTTTCTTCATATTCTTTTAATTTATTTCTTATCTCTGTTTCTGTTCTCATTCTTCTCCTTTGTTTATTTTAGAATAATTCAATTTTCTTTTCTCCTGCCAATCTACTATTTCTTCAAGAATATAAATTAATTTACTGCACTCTTGAATACTCATATTATTCTCTGTTTTTCCTTTTCCCAAATACTCTTCAATAAAGTCTTGTTTATCTTTTTCATAATAGACTTTATTGTATAAACTATTAAATCTACTTTTCTGCCTATCAGTTGCATAGTTATTTATTAATCTTTCAAGTATTTTTATAAGAACCTCAGCTTGTTTAGAGCTGAGATCCTTAGATGTTTTCTTGTTAAATTTACTCTCTAAAAGATTTCTATAATCTTCATCTTTTAGATTTAATTTACTTTTTAAAATGTGTATATACTTAATTTGCCCGTTCTTTATCTTCTCCATTTCTCTCCTCAATTACGCTTGTAATAGATAGTGGAATACTTACCATTTTTCCAGTTTTATCTTTATAATAAGCCTCAACATAAGTGCTAGATTTACTTGGTTTATATGCTTCTTTTATTATTTTTACTCCTTCAAGTAATGTTTCATTACCATTTTCATTTGCAATAGCTTCCAACTCTAATACTCTTGAAGCCTTTAAATTACCATTCTTGTCTTTTTTCAACAACAAGTCTATTAATTTTTCCAACTCTGGTTGTTCATTAGTTGTTAGTTTAGAAATATACTCTTTTACCTTAGCTATTCCACTATGTACAGTATCATCAAAAGAATCTATTATTCTGTGCCCTATTATTATTGATAAGTTTCCATCACTTGTTGTAAAAGTGTGGCTTCTTTGAGTTTCTTTTATTCCATACAATTCTTCTTTTAATTCTAAAATAGCTTCAAAACTTTTAAAAATTTCTAATTTAGTACTTTTCAATGTTTCAGCAAGTTTTTCAACTTTATTAAAATTTTCTTTTACTATTTCATCTACAATTCCTTTATATTCTTTTATTTTTTCTTTTCTTTTAGCTTCTTTTGCTTTTTCTTCCTCTAATACTGCCTTTCTCATTGCTTCTTTTTCTTCATCTGTTAATTTATCAAAATCCATTATTTACCTCCATTTTTATATTCATATTCTTTTAATTCTTCTAACCTTATAAATTCTTCATAACCTGTTAATATATCCTCTAATACTGCATAAACACCATTATTATATTTGTATACATAAAGTATTCCATTGATCCTATATAAATCTTTAAATTCCATAGTTAATCCTTTAATTTCTTTATATAAATAATTCCAAATGTTGCATCAGAAGTTTTATACTTATCTTTCATCTTTTTTTCTTCATTCTCTTTAATTTTTTTTAATTCTTCACTTGTTATTTCATTGTTAAATTCTGATGTCCAACCTGCAAACATTATAGTTCCTGATATTGAATACATACCACTTATATAATATTTATATGCCCTTTTCTTTCTAAAAATCCACTTCTTATATTTAAAATCTTGACCTACATTAAATCCTGCTATAAACATAGCTAAAACTAATCCAGCTAAAGCCCAATCACTCATAAAAACCTCCCTCGAAAGCCATTTGAACACTTTCAAAATAACACTATTTCAATTAACACTACCTTAACTTAAATTTTTTTATTAATTTTATTTATAATTTTTTTTGATTCTTCCATAAGTTCAAAATATCTTTCCTTTGCTTTATAATTTCCATTATTAAAAGCTTTTATATAGTCTTTTCTCTTAACTAATAGCTTAGCCAATTGATTAAGCTCTTCATCTACTATTACTGCTTTTTCTCCATATTCTTTAATAAGTTCTTGTTTTGCTACTTCTGTTAATGTAAAATCTTTCATTACTATCCCTCCCTAACTAATAACTAGCATTGTAATCGCTGCTTTTATAGAATCTTCTGTAATTTTTAAACTCATGTTTTGATTTGCAATATCACTTGCCAAACTCAACAAGTTAGATAGTTGTCTTGCTGAACCTTTTACAGTCATATTTATTAAACTAAATAACTTTGTTAATTCAGTTTCTGTATATAAATCAACTTCATTTTTTAAGAAATTTCTAACTATTTTAGCTATATCATCAATTTTTAAATCTCTTAAACTCATATTTACAACTGCCCTAGAATATAGATATTCATATTCTTTTCTTTGCGAGTATATTTTAGATTTTAATGCTTCTGTACCAGCAATTATTATCCCTGCACCTGTTTGGTCTCCAATACTTCTCACTATATCAATTATTGCAGGTTTTAAATGTTCTCCCTCATCAATTATGATAATAGTTTCTGTAAATCTAATAGCGTCTTTTATTCTTTCTTTCACTGTATCAGCTGACCCAGTATAATCTATCTTTAATTCTCTTGCTATTTTCTTGATTAGTCCAACAGCTGATATTCCATTTTCAGCTGTTATAAAAACTCCTCTTCCTTTATATTGCTTTACCCAATCCATAAGAGCGTGTGTTTTCCCTATTCCTGCTCTTCCAAATATATAAGCAATTTTTGCTGACTCCACTATTTGTTCAACTGCATTAGAAGCTACATACTTTTTTATAATATTAGCAGCATAAAATATTTTATTTTTTACTTCTGTATCAGCTGTAAAATCTATTCTTCTCATCTTTTGTTGATGTCTTTTTAAGAAATCTACTATTTTTTCTCTTATTGCTTCAATATCTCCAACATAAGTTCCTTTTTTATATTCAGAAAGTGTACTACTCCCAATCCCTACATTTTTTGCTATTTTACTGAAACTTAATTTTCTATCTTCTGCAAATCTCTCTAATTCACTTATTATCTCTCTATCTCTATTGTCCATGTTGTTACCCCTTTCATTCTATTTCTACATATAAATCTTTATCAATATAAACTTTCCTTTTAGTTTCTTTGCTTGTCTTATCTTCAATAACTTCTGCTTCTATAATATTTTCCCTCTCTTTCAACTCAATTATTCCACTATCATCTCTTATTTTTTCTCTAATTCCTAAAATTTGTGAACTTAAACTATTAATTTTTTTAAGTCTATTTTTATGTCTTTTTATAGCAGTAATATCATTAAATCCTGCTTCTTGAAGTTTATTAGCTTTGCATAAAAATTCACCTGTTTCTAAATATACATAAAGGCTTTGTAAATCATGAGGATCATATTTGATTTTAACTTTTTCAGTTTGATGAAAATACAATTGCTCATGTTCATAAGTGTAGCCCATAAACATTATTCCATTTTGCTGTACTGTACGAATATCCTCATATAAGAATAATAATCTTAGTTTTTCCTCAGGTATCATTCTTCTACTCTCAATTGGATATTCTTCATTAAAAACTTCCAATGGAGTCCTATTATTCATCCCTTTTCCTCTATGTGCCTTTAACCCTCCTGCCCTTCTTATTGCATAAAATAAATGATTCTTTTCTTTTATATAGCTTTCTATTTCTGCCTCAACTTCTTGTTGCTCTGGAATTAGACCAACAGCTAATTTTCTTCCTGCAAAACTTTTCATGTGTTCAGGTCTTGCAACTGCATTTTCTCCTACATAGCTATAAAATCTTTTTGAAAGATTTTCCCTAAAATCTCTAAAATATCTTTCAATTCCCTTAGCTTGTGCATTATATGGTAAAGCATGTGTTACATGTATCCCCAAACTTGCATATATCCCTTCTAGTTCTTTTTCTTCATCTCCCTTTAAAACTTTACTCTTATATGCTTTTCCATTGTCAGAATAAATTGCACCAGGAACACCATAATTTTCTATACTTCTTTTTAATGCAATTGCTATGCTTTCAGTTGTTTCTGTATAAGATATATTCCAGCCTACAATCATTCTACTTTTTAAGTCTTGCCAAACTACTAAAACTGGTCTTGCTGTTTCTCTCTCTCCATTACTTTTCTTTCTTCCTGTATAACAAATAACATCTAAATCATGTCCATCACTTAACCATATATCTCCAGCTTTTACATCATGTAAATCTCTTACTATATGTGGAGTATGTGTATCTTTAAACTCCTTAGCACCCATTCTTGCTTTATTTTTCTCTATAATATTTACATCATTATTTAGGAAGTTCCTAAGAGTTCCATAGCTTATAACAATTTTCCCATAATACTCAGTAATTTTTTGCCATACTACTGTTATTTGTGGCTTATTTTTATTAAAATATAATTGCTTTGCTAACTCTAAGACTTCTGAATTTACTCTTCTAATTCCTTTATTATCTCCATGTGATGAAGCTAATGCTAAAGGATTATCTTTATTTTCCTTAAATACTTTAAACCATCTTCTTAAAGTAGGAACTGTTATTCTTTTCAGTATCTTCATTTGTGTGGGATACTTTTCAGCTACTGTTTTTACAAAGTTTTTTATTATATCTCCTTTCTTTTCAAAACCTTGTTCATATTCTTCTTGCAAACCTAAACATATAATATATCTTGAATTAGCAACTCTTTGATTCCAAAGAGGTAACTCATCTATATTTTTAGCTTCCTTTTTTGCTCTTGTTCTTGTTGCAACTTTTTTTTCTTTTAATACTAATCCTAGATCCTTATCTACTTCATCCTTTAAGTAAAAATTTTTATAAGTTTTTCCAACTTTTATTTTTTGTATCTTCCAACCTTTTTCTTGTGCATACCTTAAAGCTACTGTTCTGCTTCTATCTAAGAGTCTTTCTATGTCTTTTATTGTGTACAAATTATCCATAAAAAGCCTCCTTAAAATATTTTTACTCCCATTTCTTTTTCAATTTTATTTTCTACTTCATAATCACGATTCACTGGAATTTCTCTTAAAATTCTATGTATTTTATCTATATCAACTCCTAATTTCTTAGCAAATCCTGTTGCAGTTATACCTTTTTCAAGTAAAAATTTACTAAAAAGTTTATATTTATTATCTCTTTCAATTATATTTTTAGGAGTATTTTCCAATATTTTTAGAGCCCTTTTTTCTGCTTCAGGAAGTTCTCCATTTTTAAATTTTATAGCTTCATATTGTGTAAGTTCTAACATTTTAATCATTTGTAGCCAAGAAATTTCACAATCTATCATTTTCTTTTTAAGCTCCATTATTCTTAAAAGATTTTTTCTAATCTCTACAACCTTCTTTTCTACACTCTCCATAAATTTTTAACTCCTTTTCTATCTTTGCTATCATTGTTTTATATGTTTCTTTGTTCTTATAGCAATGATCTAACATTCCTCTTAAAAATTTTTCTCTTTCCATTAGCTCTCCTTTTATGCTATACTTATATATATTATTTTTTGGTAGGACTTCTAACTTTGGTCGGCTGGGAGTCCTATTTATTTCTATAATCAACACCTGCTCTTTTATAAAATTGTCTTATACTTGTTTTTTTCTTAACTCCTAGATATTTTGTAGCTCCTTCTTCATCTCCTTTTTTTAAAAATACTTCTAATGCAATTCCATGTCTAATATCTTCTATTTTGTATCTTTGCCCTAAATATTTTTCAGTTGCTTCATTATTCCAATTAATTAAAGTATAAATTGTAACATTAAATATTCTTTCATTTATCACTTCTCTATCACAATGTCTTTGAATTTCTCTTAATAACTCTCTGCTCACCTTCTTTTCCATTAATGTGTTATTTTCAAAATCAATATCATCAAGTTTTAAATTTGCTAATTGTCCTAGATTTAAACCTGCTTCTCTTATTATTAAATACATCAACCTCACTTTTCCAGCTACTGAAGCTTCTAATATATTAAAGTCATTTAAACTTATAAAAATTTTTGGTAAAAATTCTCTTTTATAATTTTTAATACTTGTTGTAATATCTAAGCCTAGAACCTCTTCAAAAAAGAACTCCAAAGCATTTAAATATACACCTCTTGTATTTTTACTAACTTTCTTTAAATTAATATCTAAGTATCTAACCACATCCTCTCTTTTTATATCAATAGCTTCTTTATTCACCTCGTTTAAAAAATTTGTAACTGTTTGAACATATATTTTTTTTGTTGCCTCACTATATCCTCTAAAACTTAATTCTGTTTTTAAATTCAGTATGTCAAAATCGTTATTATTCTTCATCATCCTTTCCATATACCTCATCTATTAAACTATTAATTGCTTCAGCCATTTCATCTTGTGATTTTATTATTATGTCCATATTTGCCTTTATAAGTTTTATATCTTCCATTGAATTTTTAACTTGCTCAAACATCTCTAAAAAACTTTTAATTTCTTCATCTCTTGACTTTATTAAATCAATCATTTCATCAAGTTGAAGTTGTTGTTTTTGAATTCCAGGAGTTTGTAGAATTAAATTCCCAGTCCTCAATTGCTTCATTATTTCTCTTATTCTTCTTCTAAACTTTTTAGAAATTTCCGTATTTGCTAGCATTGAAACTTCATATAAGCCATCTTCTGTAAAAACCCTTTTTTCTCTTTTCTTTTTTATTCCATTTTCAATACTATCTACCTTTTTTAAATAAGAAAATTCTACATTTTTAAGTTCTTGATTAGAATCAATTAATTTTTTAATTCCAACAGAATCTGCATAACCAATAGCTTTTGCTAATTCAGTCATTTCTATTTCAATTGTATTATTTTTTATAAGGACTTTTATTTGTGTTCCATTAAATTCTATTAAATTCCTATCCTCTTCCATTGCTCCTCCTTTTTATTTGATTTTTTACCTTTTAAAAGCTATAATTTAATAAAACTTTTAAGGAGTACTTTTTATGATTTTTGAATTTATTCTTGTATTTTTTCTATTTTGGGGGTTTTATTTATTCATTATCAATTCTTCTTCAACAATAATTTCTCATTTCATTACTTTTTCTAAAAAATTTCTTCTTTCCCAACTTGATTTTATTATTATTTTTATTTTTTCAATATTAATTCTCATTTTTAATCTCTATATATCAATGGATATTTCAAATGAAATTATTACAGTTTTTGTCTTTTTACCTACTGTATTTTTTTACAATACAGATGAGAAAAAAGCTATTATGAAATCTAGTGTTAAAATTACTTTATGGATTATTTTTATAAAAATATTTTTTAACAATGAAATCATTCTTCCTGACCCTGATAATTTACCTCCTTTAAAAGTTATATCCTATACTGTATTTTTCTATTTTAAAGCTATTGTCTTTGCAAATTTCTATGCTGAAGCATTGAAAGTTCTATCTATTGTTTTAAGATATTTAAATCAATAAAGTTTAATAACAATAAAATACTAGTAGTAAGTAAAGATAAAACAAATGCTTTTATTAAAATCACTCCAATCTTTTTTAAAAATTTCATATTTTCACCAACTTTTCACTTTTTTTGATTTTTTTTATACTCATCATCTCCTTTATCTTTTTATTAATTTTGTACATCAACCTACCTTTCTAATTTTTTTATATTAAATAAATATATATTTTTTTCTTATTTTTCTTTAAAAAATTAATCACAATCTATTTTTTAGAGTTGTGATAAAGTTGTGAAATATAAAATCTAATCTACATTAAGTTAAAATAAATCTAAATTTATGGTATAATAAGTCATAGATTTTATTTAAAAGTTAATTTTTATATACTCTTTTAGTATGATTTTTCTTACTAGGTAAAATATATCATACTTTTTTAAGAGTGTCAAATTTTTTTTTAACTTTTTTCATACTTTTTTAAGTGAGGTGAATTATGTACGAAATAGGTAAAAAAATTGCTACTTTTAGAAAAGAAAGAAAAATATCTCAAACTGAATTAGCTAATTCTTTAGGTATTACTAAACAAACTATTATAAAATATGAAGCTGAAAAAAATTCAGTTCCTGTTGATACACTAGCTAATATCGCTAAAATTTTTAATATTCCTATTGAAGCGTTTTTTTCAGATGAGTCTAATATTTCACAAGAAGATGGGAAAAATAAAGGTACAGTCAAAATTCCTATAATATCAAAAGCTTCTGCTGGATTAGGTGTTTATGCAAGAGATGAAATTTTAGACTGGCTTGAAGTTTCAAAATCAATAGCTAAAGAAGCTACTTTTGCAACTTTTATTGATGGAGATAGTATGGAACCAAAAATTCATGACGATGATCTTGTACTTGTACAAGAAACTTCTATACTTGATAATGGAGAAATAGGAATTTTCTTTTTAAATGATGATGTGTATTGTAAAAAATTTCAATATAACCAATTTACAAGAGAGATTACTTTAAAATCAATAAATAAAAAATATGAACCAAAAGAAATTACTAAAAATGATGATTTTAGGATAATTGGTCGCGTTGTAGCAGTTTTTGATTATACTATTTAACTGTACTATTTCAACCAGTATAAATTTATATACTGGTTGATTTTATTTGCTATTATTTGTCTTTTTATTTTTATCTTACTTTTAGAATGTTCTATTATAGTATTTTTACTGTTTTTCTTAATTAGCTTTTATTATTTACTTTTTGCACATTGTTTTTCACTTTTTTAAACTTAGCTATTTTTCACACTTTTCTTTTTATAAGCCTTTTAAAGCCTTTCAAATTCTTTTCTTAACATTTTATATCGCTTACTTTTTTTAAAAGCCTTATTTTTAGTATTGTTTATAGTGCTGTGCAAAGAAAAATTTAATTTTTTTATTTTTTCTTATTTGCACATCTTAAAAACCTCTTTAAATAAAAAAAGAATATCTTTAAAAGTTCTCTCGAACGACTTCTGAACTTTTATGAATATTCTCACTTTTTTCTATTAACGCTGTCTAAATTCTTATTTTTTTACATTAATTTTATTATTTATTCTCATTTTTTCTTATTTTTTCACACATATAATTTATTCACTTAACTATTCTATTATTCTATATTTAATTAACTTTTTCTTTTATATTTTCCTATGATCATTTCATCTTTACCCCCACAATAGAAATACATAAATTCTATAAATACTCCTTGTTGTCTTCTTCCTACTAAATTTAAATTCTAATATAGAAATACATAAATCTATAAGGGTTGAGTTGGAACAAAATAAAGAACAAATTTAAATTCTAATATAGAAATACATAAAGAACTTAGAGAAATGTCTAAGGAAGAAAAAATAAAAAAATTTAAATTCTAATATAGAAATACATAAATAGCATCTGATAATATTTGCCAAGTCTCTTCTAATGCATTTAAATTCTAATATAGAAATACATAAATTTTAGGACAAAATAATGGAGAGTTTCCTGTTGAACATTTAAATTCTAATATAGAAATACATAAATTTAATTTCACTTTGGGATAAGATAAAAGGTTTTGTTAATTTAAATTCTAATATAGAAATACATAAATGCTCCTGAAATTGTTTCAGACATAAATTGTATATCATTTAAATTCTAATATAGAAATACATAAATTTTAAAGAGCATTTATAAGAAAGAAATATCATCTAAAATTTAAATTCTAATATAGAAATACATAAATAAAATAAAAGCACAATTAGGGATGAACTATATATATTATTTAAATTCTAATATAGAAATACATAAATCCTATTCTATTTTTGGCAGATGTTATTTTACCCTCATTTAAATTCTAATATAGAAATACATAAATCCTCTTTTAACTCCAGGAGCATTTCTTTTATTGAACCATTTAAATTCTAATATAGAAATACATAAATTGTAGAACTAGAATTGATTAAGTTCAGTAAAAAGAAAAATTTAAATTCTAATATAGAAATACATAAATGAGATTAAAAGATGATTCTGTTGTAGATATACCTCTATTTAAATTCTAATATAGAAATACATAAATAAAAAGAACTAAATATAACAAAAATACTATTATCTCTATTTAAATTCTAATATAGAAATACATAAATTTTGTTCAAATCCTGTATACATTATTTGTTTCATCAATTTAAATTCTAATATAGAAATACATAAATAAACTTTTAATTTAAAAATAATAATTTCTTACTCAAAATTTAAATTCTAATATAGAAATACATAAATTCTATTGCTGGATTAAATTCTTCAATAATTGCTCCTGCATTTAAATTCTAATATAGAAATACATAAATAGATGGTTATTTGAATACTTATTACAAGATATTGCTATTTAAATTCTAATATAGAAATACATAAATATTTAAAGAAGTTTTTAAAGTAAAATTGTCATTGCATATTTAAATTCTAATATAGA